GCCGTCTATTCGTCTTCCTGGAATGGGAAAGACGAGATTGCTCCAAGCCAGAATGCCGTTTACGATAAGATTGAAGCCATTGACCCGACAAGCGGTGCCAACGCGGGGAGTTTTACTGACTTAGACTGCACCACATTTGCTACTCCTTATGGCGCTACTACTGTTGTTGCTGCATCTGGTGGTGATTATACCGACTTATCCGATGCTGTAGATGATGCGAGCGCCGGTGATACGATTTTGGTCTATCCAGGAATTTATACGGATACCATTACTGTAGCTGTTAATAACTTGTCAATCATAGCTTTGGGTAGTCCATTTAATACTACACTTACTCAAATCGACGCTAATTTAATAGATTTCGGGGCCACTACTGGAGGACGTATAATAAATTTTAATTTGAATTTATCTGCTCCTACAACGGCCATTGCCGCAGTGCAGGGGTCTACTGGCTCATTTCAAGTTCGGATGTGCAAGTCAACTGTGACTTGTGCACAGAATCTAAGTCAAGCTGACCAACCTATGATTGGTCAAGTTACTGGTTCAGGAACGTTGGCGTTTAATCTCGGACAAGTGATTTACTCACATACAGGGACTACAGCTACAGGTCTTAAGATACCGTTTAAAGCGGCTTCAGGCGGTGCAGTTAAATTGTATGATCTCAAGAACATAGATATTAATGGTTCTGGGTCAGCTATAGCTACAGCCGTTGGGATAAGCACAGGCACAGGTTATATTCATGCATCTGGTTGTATCATAGATGTAGATGATGATACAGCGACTTTTACCGTTGGTATGGGATATTTGACTTCTGGATCATCTATCCTTAACGAGTTCTTAGGTAATATAGTTCATGTTCATGCTGCTGATAATAACGCATATGGTATCTATACCTCTGATGCAACAGTGATCTCTAATCTTAATCATATCCATATCGAATGTTCTGGAGCCGGTAATGCCTATTCATTTGTTGAAACTGGAACAGGCGAAATTAATTCTACTGGCGATGCGATCACAGCGGCCAGTGGATATAGTGGCAATGTGAATATGGTTTCATCTGAGGCTAATGGAGGTCTTACAGTATCAGAAACGCTTCGAGCGGCCATGAACAGTAGTATCACCAAAACAGATAACTACACTGTCACAACCGCAGACTTAGGCAAAACCCTGGTGATGAACTCTGCCAGTGATAAGACATTCACGTTGCTTTCTGTGGACGGTGACGACATTGGAGCACGTTTACGCTTTGTCAAATTAGGCGCTGGAAAGCTGACAATAGACGCTGCTGATTCTGATACAATTGGAGATTCAGGAGCAGGTGATACTGTGTATTGCGGGGATACAGGGAAGGCCGTAATTACCATTGAATTAATATCCGCTACTCAATGGGCGATAATGAGCATAGTCAATGAACCCAGCGAAAGCTGGATTACGACCGATTAAAGGAGGGTATAATGAGAGAATTCTTAGCTATGATATGTTTTCTATGTTCGATACTTTTTGCTCTTTTCTTTTTCTGGAATGGGTCCTGCCGCAGCGTATCTATGCTTAACCAAACGTTATCGTTAATGACAGAACAAACGCTTGACAATGATACAGGTCAACATTTAGACACAACAAATATCGTAATCAATGGCAGGGCCTATGCTCTTTCTAATACTTGTGACATAGATGAGCACACCAATCTCATGTGGATAAGGTCTGTGCCCGATGCTGATATTATCGGAGATGCAGGAAAAGAGGATATATTATGAAAAGATACTTAATATTACTTAGTTTATTTATAGCTTTCCTGACTTTTATGGGAGCAGATGTCAGTCGTTATTACGGGGCATCTTTACCGAGCCAACCGTTGAAAACCGGTCAGACAACGAGTTTCAATGCAGGCGATGACGGGGACCTGGAAAAAGGCGTGAGCCGGTCATATAATATACTGACTACTGGACAGCATTCAGGGACCACGAATATTGTAATCAATGCTAAAACTCATGCGCTGAGCAACAACTGTGTCATAGACGAGCGAACAGGCCTCATGTGGGTGAGGTATGTACCTAATGCTGACATAGGTCCGGGTGCTGACGGCAAGCTGTTCTGGAGTCAATGGACGTTAGAAAACAAGACCGATATCAGCTTTGACAACGCCTCCGGTGAGATACGAAGTGGGGCCAGTGAGTTTGAGACGCTTGCCCTATGCGCCGGACGTATATTTACTGTTACGGGGTCAACGAGTAATGACGGGACTTATACTGTGTCATCCATTACAGCTGGGGCCATTACCACCGTGGAGGGTGTAGCCGATGAGGCGGCGGGAGATACGGTTACTATCGCCACGGTTGATGACCTAATCTGGAATTTCAAGGATCAGGCGAATGCAAATAGCCTCGGTGGGTATACAGATTGGTATATTCCGAACAGGAGTCAATTAAATAAACTCGTCGATATAGGTTCCAACCCCTGCATTGATACAACAGCCTTTCCCAGTACACCAGCCGAGTATACATGGACATCATCTTCGAGGCCTGGTTACTCGCTTGTGGCACTCGCCATACACTTTAACTACAGTAGGGTATACGATTACGGTAAGGAGTCCACAAAATATTATGTCCGTCTTGTCCGAGACAATTAAAGGAGATAAATTATGAGATATGTAATAATATTACTTAGCTTGATGTGGGCATTACCCTGCTATGCCCAGGAGATAAACGCCGTCTCTGAAAAGACTACCCTGAGGGTACAAAGCCCAAAGAAATTTGGCAGATTACTACAGGAAATGGAGAGCGTAGATGAGAAGGGCATAAAGCACGAACGGAAGATTACCTGGACATATTACAAAACCGGAGAGGTGGACATGATTACCATCGAAAGATACAGGGCCGGTAAGCTGGTCAGCACGAAAGAAATTAAACATTATCTGAATGGCAAACAGCCTATGGTGAAGGTGACTAATGCGCTGGCTAAGTAACATATTCCATTATTTCTTCCCTCCACAGCAACCTCACAAAGATTGTGTGGAGAAAGCCTTAGATTGCGCCAAAGAGCTTGAAAAACGTATGCCAGATGCGGCAGTAACTACCGTAACAGGCCCAATGCTTGAGCGTGACAACCCAAATCAGATACGATTTGAGGATGGCAAACTTCAATTCCATCGTATGGCAGCAATTATTACTGATAACGGCTGGGATTTCTATGAGCTACATAATGGGATTCCAGTACGAGTCGAAGCACCAAAGTATTGGCAACCCACAAAAGATGTTGGAATGAGCAAACAATCTTAAATGGGGAAATTTTTACATCAATAACCTTAATCGAAGGGGGTGCAATTTCATGAGATTACAACTGGACCATACCATGAGGGGAACTGAGGGCAGAAAACTCGTAACCTGGACAAAAGGCCAAGTTTTTGATGATAGCGAAGGGGGTTCTATTCCCAAAGATATCCTTGCGACATTTAAAAAACCGGGCCAAACCATGGTAAACCTGCTGCCGGACGCTGCAACTGCGGAGACAGATCTTAAGGAGATCGAAAAACTCCAGGCAAAATATGATGCGTCTTTAGAGGTCAACAAAGACCTCGAAAAAAGGATAACGGCCCTTACGGAAGAGAGGGATGAGTTGCTCCGAAAGATCCAGAACTTAACGGAACAACTTAAGAAAGTTTTTGTGAAACCGGAGGTAGATGATAAATCATCCAGGATGAAAATTCTCTGTCCGGTCCCCGGATGTGGAAAGCGCTTTGATTCCGAGCAAGGCCTCAGCATCCATTTGGCTAAGATGCACCAAGGCTACGAACCAGAAGAGGCTAAAGAGGTAGGTTAATGAAATGACCAAAGATGAACTCATAGCCCTCGTAACGAGAGAAATCATGGCATTATCCACAAAGTTTGATTCCGACAATTACAGCGATGCCGTGGATGACGCTGAAAGGGAGACTGGGCTTTCATGTCCCGTTACATCTGATTTTCAAATTCTATGGTTGAAGCATAGAACTAAAAGGGCCTTATTTTTTATGCTCTTATCGGGGTCGGCTAAAAAAGTCCGGTACGAACAGATAAATCTTGAGCAGGCTTTCGGTAATTACCGAAAGCTTATCCAGGATATGGACGAAGAGTATGCCAGGGCTCTCAAGGAGAATCCATTTGAGTTCGCTGGTGTTTCGGCCTGCCAGATGTTCGGGACTAAGATTGATGCAGGGTTTCAATATGAGGCTGTAACTGGAGTTGACACAACCTATACCAAGGGTAACAAAGTCATTATGCACCCGACCGAGGCTGATGATTAATAATGTCGGAGTTAGGCGAAGACATAAGCGAAGTCCATGAGGAAGTAGGGGTCTCTTTTACGATTCTCCGGGATAGCGGAAATATATCCGGAGAGTACTGCATCTTGAAAAAGAATGCTCAGGTAACAAAACCGTTCACCCGGGAATTCTTTATGGAGGGCAAGTTCGATTGGAACACTGGTCTTGTTGCAGGGGATGTCGTTCAGGTTAGTGATGATCGCGTTTTCATCGTCATGAATAAGACCCCGGCCATGTATCAAGACGAAGCAATCGAGCAATTGGGAGTTCTTTACAAATGTAATGTTTCGGGAGAACTGCAACGAATATCTGGGGAGAATACATATGATGATAATTATAATGCCATGGCATCCTTCGCCATGGTCAAGGATGCCTGCTACGGGCTTCTAACAGAATCCTTGTATGGCCATGATATGGAGACTGATGAAGAGATGGCCTTGCTTGGCCTGGAAAACCATGAATTTTACGTCCCCCATTCTATGGGTGTTCAAAAATTTGATCGACTCATTCCCGTAAGCGGAGAGAATGCGCTTATGGTGGAAGCTATAAAAACAAGAAGATATGATTCGGTGGACGTGGTAACACTTTCCCTGGATCGAAGATAAAAGAAGGGAGGTTTTGTACGTTGGACAAAAAAACAATCCTATTTGTCGGAGAGGATCCAGCTTCAACGACAGGAAATGGTCACATGATGCAGGCCGTTCTCGATATGCTGAAAGAAGATCGGTACAATATCGCCTGCTTCGCTGCGAGTGAAGTTCCTCCCTGGGCAGGATTCGATATATTTGCCCCTCCCCCATTTCGCCTGATTCCGGCATCTGATGGTAGAAACCCCTGGGGAGAGCAAAAACTGTTGCGCATAATTCAGACCGCGACATTTGATGCGCTAATTATGGTGGGGATTGATCTATGGCGATATTTCCCGATTTTTAAAAACATCTATGATTTAAAAAAACGAAAGGGGTTCAAGTGGATCTGGCTATTTCCGTATGACCTCCAGGATTTCAGGCAGGATTGGGCAGACTGGATCAATATGATGGATTTCCCCTGTGCATACTCCAAATATGGAGAGCAAATGCTGAAAGACGCGGTCCCTCACATCCAATACTTTCGACCGCCCCTGGCCTATGCAGAGATGTATCGGCCTTATGATGCCGACAAAAGGCGTAAAATAAGGGAGAGATTGTTCCCCAATGTCCGAGATGATCAATTTGTATTTGGATTTGTGGGCCCCAACCAGAAGCGAAAGGATCCCCAGCGATTGATTAAAGCCTTCAGGATGGTTAAGGAGCAATATCCCGATAGCATGCTTTACCTTCATACTCGTGTGGATGGGCATAAAAACGGAAACTTCAATCTTATTCAGTATCTGAATGATATGGGACTAAGCACCGGAGATATTTTGACCTGTGGCGGGACATTCACGGAACAGGGCATGGTGGACGTCTACAATGCCATTGATTGTCTCGTCAATTGCTCGATGCAAGAAGGGCTCTCATGGACCCCTCTGAATGCCATGCTTTGCGGGACCCCCATAATTGCATCGGACACTACGGCCCAAACCGAACTGGTCGAAAATGTTGGTATGCTTGTTCCGCTCAAAAACTTAGATTTCCTTCCTTTAGCGGGAAAGAACGGGAATAGCTGGATCGAGACCGGATGCTGCCGGCCGGAAGATATTGCCGAGGCCATGGTCCGGATGATCGCCCTTCCTGAGGATGAAAAGGACCTTATGGTGGCTTCCGGGATTGTTAGGGGCAAAGACTGGCTTTCCGGTATATCTGACATTAATGAATTGCTGGAAGAAGCTTTTAAGCCAGTGCCTGTTAAGAAAAAAATGCCCGCCGTTCTTTTTGCCCAGCATTCCGCTGCAGGGGATGTATACATGACTACACGATGTTTTAAGGGGATAAAGGAGAGATTCCCCGGGAAACATCTGACCTATATGACCTCTCCCCAATACATGGGAATAGTCGAGGGGAATCCCTATATTGATGAGGTAATCCCTTGGGATGAAAAGCAGTTTAATAAATATGAGATCATCTTAAACCCTCACGCAGACCGTATTCTGCCAGGACACTGGGGAAGGAACTGCAATTCGATCCTCTCTGATTTTTATTGGAAGATCCTGGATGTGGAACCGGATGATTTTTTTATCCAGCAAGAAGAACCTTTTTTTTATCATTATGTAGATACTGATAGAAAAGTTGCAGATACAAAATTATCTTTTTATGAATACCTTGAATTTTGGAACGATGAATATATGCCTATCTGTATAGTCCATACCACAGGCGGAGATCCTCATTTCAGGACATACAAATATATGGCGGATGTCTGCCGCGGGCTCAAAGATATGGGGTATTTCACCATACAGCTTGGTGGAAAAAGCGATTATCCTGCTGATGCGGGTATGGACTTGAGGGGGGAATTCTCTTACAAAGAAACGGCCTGGATAATGGATAAAGCCGTTCTTGCTATTACTGTTGATAGTTTTATGAGCCACCTGGCAGGGGGTTTGGGAATATCGCAAGTCTGCTTATTCGGATCCGGCAATGCTATGGTGGTGAGACCAAACCAAATGAAAGGTGAGCTCATTTGCCTTGTCCCTGATTATGTCAGATATTGCAAGGGCCTGGGGCCGTGTTCGGCAAGCGTAAGAGATTGCCCGGCACCATGTACCGGCCGGCATGACCCGAAAACAATCCTGGAGGCGATCAAACAGATCAAATCCAACGGAAATATAAGGAGGAACTTTGAACATGAAAAAACTTTGCATCGCTTCCAATATGCTCAATGAGCGACCCCAGATCGAGGGATGGCTTGAAACTGTTATGCCAATAGCGGATGGCGGGATTCTCGTTGTAGACGGCGGGTCCACGGATGGAACGATTGAGGCCCTGCAAGGACATGGAGTAACCGTTGTCGTTGACAATATTATTCAAAGCGAGGGCTACGGCCCTGCCCGGGAACACCTCCGGGAAATGACGCGGAAACACTTTCCGGGGGCACATTGGATGATGTTCCTGGACGGGGATGAACGGATCGATCCTGCTGATCATCACAATCTGAGGTTTTTAAAAGATTATTTGATTGAAACATTCGATGCAATCGCCTTCCCCCGGATTGACTGGATGGATACAGAAAGGACTTCTGCGGCTAAGGATTGGCATGTGTACCCCGATTATCAAGCTCGAATGACGCGGATAAATAGTCCCCTTCGATATGTTCGGAGGCTTCATGAACAGATTATCGGTTCGCGAGGCGTTTTTGCTCAAGTTACAAACCCGAAGATCCACCATTTCCATAGAAGTGTGGAACCGGGTAAGCGCGACTTTATCGGGAAGTTATGTGCTATGCTTCATGCCAAAGACGATGAATGGGGCCATACCTATCCTGAGCATCCCAAAGAGGCCTTTTACCGGAGAAAATTAAAAGAGGATGGCCTGTGATAGAAACCATTTACAATGTCTTTGATTCGGATTTATTACAATATGATACTCAACCTTATGGAGAGGGCCAATGAGCCAGATTAAAACCTTTACATCAACTGGCATAAAGCTTCTACATCATCCCGAGGTAATACAAAGGTTGATAAATTTTCAGGAGGCAACGCCCATTTCCATACAAATTGCCCCGACATCAAAATGTAACCTTAATTGCGTGTTTTGCAGCAACGTAAACCGCGATAAACACGAGGCCCTGGATCTTGAGGCCCTTCTGGGATGTATTCATCAACTCCGGGGGCGTGGTGCCAAGACCGTAGAATGGACGGGTGGCGGGGATCCTACACAATATGGTCCTATCAATGAAGCGATCCGCTACTGCAATAGTCAGGGGCTTCAGCAGGGCATGATTACTAATGGGGTGGAACTCAAAAAAAGCCTTTCCATGGAAAATTTAGATAGTCTGACCTGGCTCAGGATTTCCATGAATTGCTTAGACTATGTAAAGGATATCGATATCCCCGAAATCCCGGGGACTTTAGGTTTCAGCTATGTAATGAATGAAAAGACAACTGACAATATACTTGCTCATCTAAGGGAATATGTCGAAAAATATAAGCCTGCATATGTCCGGATCGTTCCCAATTGTCAGGCATCAGATGAGGAACAAAAGGAAAATAACGAGGTGCTTGGAAAAACCGTAGCGGAGTGGGGAAAGCCCTATTTCTATCAGCCCAAGGTTTTTCAGAAACCCGACCAATGTTATTGGGGCTATTTTAAGCCCTTTATATTACATGACGGCTGGGCATACGCCTGTTCCTCAGTAGTATTAAATGCAGACGCAGACAGGAGCTTTCATGAAAAATATCGTTGGGTGAAAATGGAAGAGCTGCCCGCTCTTTATGATGAGGATATCAAATCGTTCCCGACTGAGAATTGCAATCATTGTGTGTTTTCGGCCCAGAACGCCATGATTGGCAATATCCTTAACCCCTCGGGGATGGAGGATTTTATATGAGCAAGCCAATTGCGATATTGATAGCAGCATTTACATCAGCATTCCACGACTGAAGTACGTGGGCTTTCTTGCCAGGGATTAGTAATGATGCCATAGCGGCGAGACAGAGGGGAAAAGCGATGAAGCTTTTAGGCATAAACAATGCGACCCCAATTCAGGCGGAGGACAAAAAATGAACCTGCAAATGGAATTAACGAATTATTGCAATTTAAGATGTGTCGAGTGTCCCAACAGACTTATGCAGAGGAAACGTGAGCATATGTCCATGAAGGTCTTTGAGGCAATTAAAACAGAGTACATTGAGAAGATGGACTTCGGGACCATTATCCTGCACAAGGACGGGGAGCCGTTGTTACATCCGAATTTCAAAGAAATTGTCCGGGCGATATCTCGAGTGTCATCTGCGAAGCTGGATCTTTATACCAATGGTATCTTTTTGACCCAGGACGTTGTTGACCTGTTCGGCAGCCTGCTGAACCAATGTGCCATATTAGTTTCGTTCCATTTTGAAAACGCTGACGGTTCCAGGAACGATTACGAGCAGAAAACCGAAGAGATCAGGAAGATGCTTCTGAGGGCTGGCAGCAATATCGATTTTGTCGTAACGACCCATATCGTCCGCGAGAATGACCGGCAGAGACTATCTGAGTGGAAGAAGGGATGGGACGAGCTGCGAAAAACGCACCCCAGCTTGAAAGCTGTTTATGTAAATGAGCACATTAACCCATGGTGCGGCCGAATAGACGTAGGGGACCTTGTTTCTTTCGATGCCTGTCCATACGGTGATGGAGAGCACCTGTTTATCGGTTCGACCGGCAATGTTATTCCATGCTGCATGGATCTGGAAGAGGAGGTCATTTTCGGGAACATCTTGAACAATGCCCGTGAGGATATCCTTGAAATGCGGAAACAGTTTTATTCCGAACTGGCACGTAAAGAATATTATCATAGCCTGTGCCGAAGGTGCCTGAAGAATGATAGATACTGAAATTTACGATGCGGATTACTATGAGCGTGGCCCCATCACAGGGAAAAGTTGTTACGAAAATTACCGGTGGATCCCGGAGCTAACGATTCCCATGGCCATGACAATAATTGATCATTTGAAAATCCAAAGGCATGCAAATATTTTAGACTTTGGGTGCGCCAAAGGATATTTAGTCAAGGCATTCAGATTGCTTTACCGGCAGGCTTTCGGGATTGATATCAGTCAATATGCTTTGGAAAACGCAGATCCTCAAATCGCTGACTTTTGCAAGCCTCATGGGGGATACAGCATCTTTCCTCCAAGGTTTGATTATACTATTGCGAAAGATGTTTTTGAACATATTTACGCTGACGATCTTTCAGTAATCTTAGAGAAAAAGCTCCCAGGGCAGGTACTTTTTGCAGTTATCCCTTTGGGAGAAGATGGGAAATTTAGAGCACCTGCAAACAATAAAGATGCGACCCATGTAACCTGCATGCCCGAGGAATGGTGGACAAGATTCTTCTCTCGATGTGGGTGGGCCCAGGAGGGATTTGATTTTCGGATTCCAGGGATCAAGGATAATTACTTTCCAGATTATCCGACAGCGCATGGATTTTTTATATTAATAAAAAACTAATGAAACTTCATCTTTACATATTGCCCGCATCTGGAGACGGTGAACCTGCCGGCGCAAAACGTGCCGCGGCCTCGGTCAACACTGTACCAGTCCAGGTGACACAAATCCGAGCTTCACAGCTTTACTTAGTGGGAACGCATTATGCTTCATGGTTCGCATTTCTGTATGACAATGAAGCAATAAACCGGGATCTGGCTAAGGCTCTTCCAACCATGCTTAATAATGAGCAGATTGATTGCTTTGTTTTACATAAGCGGGTGCGGGATCCCGAGGCAGAGAAGGGCTTCCGGTACTTCCGGGCCCCGAGGATCTTCCGGTCGCATGTTATCTTGAAACCGGAAGGGTTGATTCCCGCGGATCCTGGCAGGTGGAAACACGAACATATTCTTAACGGGTGGATCGAAGGATGAACAATGCAGCGCTTGCAGAATATCTTTTAAAGTTTGCCTCGAATGTGGTTCAGGGCATGGGAATCCGAATATCTGTTACGGATTACAGGCGATGGAACAGGGCTATTCAAAAGGTAACCACACGGGCCAGCTATTGGATTGAAGATGAGATGCAGCGGCTTTGTGCCATAGAGCTTTCCCATAAACAAATTGGAAACATTATGTCCGGCCGCAGGTTTGGGACATATCCTGCCTACAACATACAGTATGCTGCATGGAAGGCAAAATACTTCCCCGGCCCTTATTGGATTTTAGGGGGAGACCTCGTTAGGAACATTCGTACCTTTCCTTTCTCAAAGGGAGGAATCGGAAGAGATTGGATGGCCGGAATACCTTCCGGAATCTATGATAAAGGCGGCAAATCCTGGTTTGGTTCTGGGGATAAAGGTCCGCCAAAATCAATTGCCATGTATGGCAAGAAGGCCGAAAAATTAAGGCCCATGTTCAAGCCTACTCAGGATGAATATGCGAAGAATGACTGGGAGAAAAGGGGCGAGCAAGCCCTGCACGAAATCAAGAGGGGGTGGGCATAAAATGGCTGAAGTCCTTCAAATCAGGCCTAAAGGCATTTACGTCACCATTGAGTACAGCCTTGATGAACTGGAAAAGCTAAGAAAGGCTTATGAGATGTGTGAAATCAAGGCCAACATGAAAGATCCGGAAGAAGCGGAGACTAACAGGTATTTTGTTGAAGAACATTATCCTATGATCTCCAAAATTTGCGAGGATTTAAAAAATGGCCCTCGATCAGACGGCTAAAGAAGTTAATTACCAAAAATCTTTGAAGAAGTTCTTTATCGACAATATTAAGATCGGCGAAGGAATAACCGTAATATTCGACAGGGACTGGACGGCTCCTCCGGATAGCAGTTCGGCGCAATGGGTTGCAGTTGACGATGGCACGCTTCTGAAAGGTTCTGTTTTTAAACGAATGCCCAGAGTTTTTTGCTGTACCAGAAGTGATCCTGAGGGAACGTTGCTATTTGCATTGAAGGATACAGTCCTTGGATATCTAACCGAAACATCACGGATTCCCCTTTATAATTGCGGGGTCAGTCCCTGGGTAATAGTCGGGTATATGTCCGTTTATTTCGATCCGGAGTCAGGGGTGTTGAGGGCCCCGGATGGGTCTAAATATATCATCATTCCGATGGTCCTCAAGTGGGGTGCAAAGTTTTAATATGCGAGAAAAAAACTTCATTAAATGCGAGAAGTGTGGTAAGAATTTAATCGTACAGGTAGGAAATGGCGAATACCACCTGCGCTTTGGCCGCATTAAAGACAGGGATGGGCGGGTTATTATGGAGTCCAACTCAAATCAACCCAAACCCTCTCTTGAGTTGATAATCCATGGCTCTGTTTCAATCCGGTGCTTTGCGAAAGATTGTGATCACTGGACAGAACTACATCCGACATTTCAGCAATCTTAATTGTTTATTTAGGGTCGCAACGGGCCCTTTGAATATGTGATACCTCTCAGTCCCCAACCAATCGATTTCATCCGAATAAAAAATCCATAAACCTATTTTATTTATAAGGAGGTGGTTCATTATGGCCGGACCAACAACGAAGGATACCAGCTCGCTTGCGTTGGGGCTGGCACAGTTCAGGGTGGGGAATTCGGCGGACAATATCGGGTCAATCCACAATGTATTGACCGATAGTGATTCGATTGGTTCCCTTACAGACAGTAAGTTTATCGGATCCAGGGAGTATTGGACGCATGAATCGGGTTTTCCTCTTTTAGAGGATCACATCATTGCGGTACGCGAGGGTGCTCGTGTTGAAGGAAACTTCGAAGAACTTTCCCCGTATAACCTTGCACTTGTCTGGGGAATCGATCCCACATCGGGGGATTATGCTTTAGCTCATTCCGGTGAGATTAAACTCGGGGCATTATCCAGCCCGGTTTTTCTGCGAACTGAGCTGCATTATTCGTTCCCCAATACCGACTACACCATGGATGCGATCTTCCCGCGTTCTCAAGTTACGGGGGATGCAGATTTAGGCTTTCAGAAAGAAGAAGGCATTGCGTCTCCAATCGTGATTACCGCAAAAAGAGCGGACTCTGGTATCAGTGGTGGAAATGCTGTTTGGGATGATATGCCGATTGGTCGAATAGCATTTTACGATGCTTCGTGATTTTAACCCTTTATCTCCCGGGCATTACAATTGCCCGGGGTAACACAACGGAGGAACCCGAATGACCGACAAACTTAATCCGCAACGGAAGAAAGTCGAGATAGGTAAACGTGAACTGAGGATGATTGAGATACTCCCTATCTCTATTGCAGACCAATTCAAGCTTTCAGATTTGATCAATGCCGGGGTGCAGGCATTCTCGAATTTGAAAGGGAATAGCGATGATAAGGCATTTATCGCAAGTATCCTCGGCATTCTTCAGAAAAACATATCCTGGGTCCTGGACTTGGTTGTGAAAGATACAAAAGAGGCCCTGGGGGGAAACACCGCTTTTCTGTCCCGCTTTTGCGTTTGGCGGAAAAGAAAATCGATTCTTGAGGATATAACCAATGAGCAGGCTTTTGAGATTGCACAGATCATTTACGAGATGAACTACGCGGTACTTTTAAAAAAAGTAGAAGACCTTCTCGAAAAAAATCCGGTGATCCAGGAGTTGCTCTCGGGGAGGTCGTTGCAGCAGTCCTCAGAAGATATCCTCAATGCAGACTCGAAGATATCTACAGAAAAAGTTTCAAAGACGGGGGGTTAACATATCGGCAGCTATTGGCATTATTCGACGCGTCTGAAAAGGAAGAGTTTCAAAGATATAAGTTCCTTGCCGCCATACACGGTGCCAAGATTGATGGTGGGGAAGCAAGTAACTTCGATGGTAAAGCTGACGATGACGACGTGATTTTCAAGCATCCTGATGAATATGCAAAAATGACACCGGAAGAGCGGAAGGCTGAGACAGCAAAGTTGATTAAAAAATTCAAACCATGGGCACAGACGGCTATGCCGACGAGGGGGACATAAATTAAATGCCAAACCGTGAAATGAGTCTCGGGACCATATTTACCGGTCGGCTTGATCAATCATTCAGGCGGGCGGTTGGACAGGTCCGCTCGATAGTAACCGAGCTTGGCAACCTACAATCCAAGCTTGCCAATAAAGCCCGTGGTGGCGGTTTAGCCCAGTCGCTTGGCAAGGATAATACAGCTCTCAATAAACATCGGGCAGCCATCAAAAAAACGAGTAGTGACTATACGAATTTTACTAAACAAATCGCTAAAGTCCAGGGGGGCTTTAACCGAATTGCCGCGGCCGCCAAAGTAACAGCAAGTTACGGAATTGCGGCTACAGCTATTTACACTGTAATCAGTGCCCTTCGAGCGGGAATCAGTGAAATCATCGATTTCGACCAGGCCCTGAAAAACCTTCAGGCTATCAGTGGCGCGACAGACGCCCAGATTGCGGCCATGCGCGACACAATCGAAGAGATTGCCCGTACTACCAAATTCTCCACGGTTGAAGTGGCTGAGGGTATGGTCCTGCTCACCCAGGCCGGATTGAGCGCTGAAGAGGCCATGAATGCCATGCAGGCTACGGCGGACCTGGCTACGGGTACACTTTCGAGTATGCAGCTCACCACGGACCTCATGACCACTACCCTCCGTGCATTCGGCCTTGATGCCATCGAGGCAGGCAGGGTGGCCGATGTCATGGCCAATGCTATCAATAAATCTAAACTCACCATTGACAAGCTGCGTATCTCATTCAACTTCGTTGCTGCGGCCGCGGCCCAGACCGGTCTTTCAATTGAACAGACTGCGGCAAGTATGATGGTCTTGGCGAACAATGGAATGAGGGCCAGCACAATAGGCACCGGCCTGCGTCAGGTCCTTGCCCGGCTCATGGCCCCTACGTCAAAGCTCAGAGATGCGTTCAAGTCATATGGCATTGACGTTAAAGACGTAAACCCGCGGTTAGTTGGATATGAGACAGCCCTGAAGAATTTAATCCCGACTATTTGGGACCATACGAAGGGTACCGTTGATATGGGTAAAGCCTACTCGTTATTCGGGCTTCGTGGGGCGCAGGCTGCTGCCGTTCTTGTCAAGTCTTTCATGGCCGGGGACTTTCAAACGGCACTGAAAAGGGTCTATGAGGTCGGTACGGCAGAGGACATGGCCGCCAAACAGGCCGAAGGTCTTGGAGTTAAATTGAAGAACCTGGTAGACCGGGCGAAACTGGTGGCACTTGCTTTCGGTGAAGCGGGAGTTGCAGGGGCATTAGGCGCCATTATTGATTTAATGAGAGCGGTTGCGGATGCGGCGGCTTCTTTGGCTAAGACGGTCGGGGGACAGCTTGTCATTCAGTTCACGGCCTGGACCATGGCCATCTATGGCACAATAAAGGCCATTAGCATCCTGATCCCCTTGATTTCCGGAACCGGGCTTTATCTCTCCCTTCACAACCTTATCACGGTATTCGGGATACTCACACGCCAGATGGGCGCATCGGCGGCAACTTTTTCAATTTTTTCAACACTTATCAAAGCACATCCCTTCCTCGCAATAGCTGCTGCAGTCGGGGCAGTCGTAACAACCATAAATTACTTTTCCGGTGCAACAGAGCGGGCTATTGAAAAAAGCGAGCAACTGATTGTCGAGAATAACAGGATAATCAGTTCTCTTGAGGTTTATGAAGGTGCGCTTAAAAACCTCAATGAGCGAATGGAGAAGGCCCAGGAGGAAAATAAGGATACCACCGTTATAGCTTTGGAGTATTCATCCGTCATTAAACGGCTCCTTAAGGACCATCCTGAGCTTGCGGATAAAATAGATCTTACGACCGCATCATACAAAGAGCTGGCCGCGGCGATAAAAGAGGTCACTAATGCCCGGGTGCGGGATAACATTGAGCAGGAGATAGAAAAACTCAAGGATTTTACTAAGCAATATGAAAGTCAGATTAAGGGATTTGAAGCGTGGCAAAATGCAAGGAAGGAGCTCACGTATGTCATAGGCTTAACTGAAGAACAAAAACATTCAAGAGCTAAATTTATGGAGGGAGAATTCCAACGTCAAAAAAAAGAAGTTGAAGAAATTGCTACCAAGATCGAAGCTACGATCCAGAGCACCATACTGGACTTGCGTAGGATGGCCAAGTCCGGGATGCCAATGGATGACGTTTTATCCATGTTTGATAAACTCCCGGATAAAATAAAAGATCGTTTGAAAAGTTTTTCCTCAGAAATCAAAAAAACCGGCCTTGACATTACTGAGACCTTTAAGGTTGTCGAGACTATGACGCCTTCTATCCAGAAATTTTTCGATAGTCTGGCACCCTTCGATAAAATTGATTTTCTTTCCAAATTCAAATCTTTTCAGTCCGGAATAAACAGTTTTAAAGACAGCATGGAGAAGATGGGCAAAGGCAAAAGCCCTGAAATTGATGTTGCAGTAAAGATTAAAGAGGAAGAATTCCTTGAGGACTTTCAGGAAAGTCTCGCCAGGAAACAGGAGGATGCGCAGAAGCATATAGAGGATGCACTGAGGAAGATAACCGATTTGAAGGAGAAAGGTGAGGACCTGGATGTCAAGGCGTTAGAGATCGCCGGACAGAAGATAGCAGCCATTAAGCTGGAAATAGAGCATCTCAAGCAACGGAAACAAGTGCTTGAAGCACAGACCGAAACAGGGGAAAGGCTTGTCGAGGTCAAAGAGCTTAGTAACAAGATCGCCCAGGCAGAGAAGGACTTGCAGGATGAAAACAAAAAAATATTAACCAAGGCACTGAAAGACCGGCTGGCAATAACCAATAAATATTCCGATGAATATACCATGATTATGGAGGCGATGCATGAAAATGAAATTATATCTCTCCAGGAAATGGAAAATTATTACGACAAAAAAGCGAAATACGACGTAAAGGTCGCCAGGGAAGCCTATGACCGGAAGCTTATATCCGCCGACGAATATCTCTCAAAGCTGAAGATTCTTATGGACCGTGGTGGAATTACGGAAGTGGAATTTGAAGATAGGGAAGCAGAAACAAAGGGTCCTTTAGACAGGTTTTTACACAGCCTTAAAAAGGCAAGGGAAGAAGGTAAAACCTTTGGTGATGTTTTTCAAAAGATAGGGAGTGAGATTGAAGATAGATTCGCAACAGGCATAACCAATGCTATGTGGGAATTCATTGACGGGACCAAAAGCGCCAAGGAAGCTTTTATCGCTTTTGGCAGAAGCACGTTGGAATGGCTAACAAAGCTAATCTTGAAACAGACGATCCTTAACGCTCTGCAAGCCGGGGGTGGCAAATCCGAAGGCAGCAGTATTCTCTCCGGCGTACTCTCTGTTGCAGGGTCGATTGCCGGGGCATTTGGTGGTGGCGGTGGAACAGCCGCTGCACCAGGGACATTCGGTGGCGGAATAAACCCGGATAACTTTCGCATAATTGATCCCGTATTTCATGCAAAGGGAAATGCTTTCGTTAATGGAGTAATAGACCGGGCCACACTATTTCCCATGGCACGAGGCGCGGGGGTCATGGGAGAGGCGGGACCAGAGGCCGTTATGCCCCTGACACGTCTTCCGGGCGGGAACCTCGGCGTTAAATCTGAAGGGGGCGGAGAAGAAAAACAGGGAAGCCCCATAATCAATATATTCGCAAACGATGCACAATCCTTTATTGAAATGGCGCATAGAAACCCAAGTGCGATTATTGGCCCCGTAATTGAAGGGCTACAACAGGGCGGGCAGTTAAGGGATACAATAAGGAGCGTGATATAACATGGCAAAATTCCCAAACACTTTAACGCCGGCAGGTGCTCCAAGTAACATTGATGTGGATCTTATTAGCGGTAAAACGTTAATCACGAATTTCGAAGACCTTGGGCAAGAGCAACGAAAGCAGAAGCGATTATATCCGACCAGGGATATTTCTCTGAATTTTGAGAAAATCCCGATAGCGGACGCCAGAATCTTATGGCAGTTCCATATAGATCGGGGGGGAGCATTCGAAGCGTTCAATTTATTTATGGATACTACCCTGGCCGAGTATATGGAGGTGGATAGTTACCAGGGCGAATATGTCGGAACGGGGGACAGCACAACTGTTGATTTTAATTTACCCTGTAAGACAGGCTCGGACGTTACAGTGAAAGTTGATGGGGTCACTCAATCTGAAGGAGTGGACTATAATTTTAGCGGGGAGGCGGGAGCGGACGGCGCGGATAAGATCAACTTTTATTCCGCACCAGTTAGTGGGGAGCGAATTACCGCTGATTTTACCGGGTATTTGAAAATCCATGGCCGATTTGAAGAAGACAAAATGAGCTACAATAATTTTTACAACAAACTGATAACTTCTGGATTAAAGATTAAAGGGTTGTTAAATGCGTGATATTGATTCCAATATAATGGCTCAACTGGAAGCCGAAGAGTTGAGGCCCTTCAAACTCATCGATATGGAAATAGATGGCACTCATTATCGTTATACGGATTGCGATGTGCCCATTGCGATAGGGGATAATTTGTTCAACCCAAGAGGTTTTAAGAGCCAGCCCATACAATACAGCCTGAACAAGGTCATTGATCAGGTAAAATTGGAGATAGATAACCTTGACGACGAACTTACTTCCGCTTTCGTAGGCGGAATTCCCCAGGGCAGCGACGTCAGCCTTAAATTAGCCGTGCTTGATTCTGATTATGCGGTTATTGCTTCACCGCAGACTCTTTTTGAGGGGTTTATAAATGGGTGGGGGCTTACGGAAGAGAAGCTAAGCCTTACGGTTTCGAGTATTTTTAACCGCTGGTCTCAAAAGACTTTGGCAAAACATTCTGCATCATGCAGGTGGAAGGTCTTTAAGGGCGCGGAGTGCGGATATTCGGGCGGGGAGACCTGGTGCGACAGGTCCTACGCAAGATGCGCGGCCTTGAGCAATACAAATAATTTTGGTGGGTTCAGGTGGCTACCATCGATTGTTGACAGGGAAATATGGTGGGGGAAAAACAGGGCAGTATGAAAACGCAAAAGAAAAAATTGAGAATGGCGGAGATGACGTCTGGCCTGGTAGGTGCCAAATATTCTTTGGGTAATGGCTCATTCTCTAATGGATATGATTGTGTAAGCCTTCTCTTAGATGTAGCAAAAAAACGAAATCTTCCTGTGCCGGATGTATTCGAGGGAATTACAAGAGAGACATATTCTGCCTTATGGAACACGAATAAGCCGAGGGCAAAGGCCACATTGTTTAGATTTTTAGCAAGTTTAGGAGAAAAGATAAAACCGAAGTTTGCATTTACCGGTGATCTCCTCATTTTGAAAAACAAGGAAACGGGCGAATTGACAATTGGAATTCATGCCGGCGGGGATAAGGTGCTTTCTGCATTTACCGATGCGGGAGTTGCCCTGGCCAGTTTACAGGCATACACTATCAAGCAGGCATACAGGTGGGGGAAATAAAATGGGCACGGCAATAGCAGCTGTAGCGGGATTCGCTAAGGCTTACGGGGCATATATTGCGGTTGCGGTATCCGTTGTTTCAACTGCCTATGGCATGCTTAACAGACCGGATGCCCCGGATACTTCCCCCCTTGATCAGGCTAAAGACCAAGGCCTGAAGCTTAACACAAGGTCAACGCAGGAGCCGATACGTGTAGTTTATGGTACGCAAAAAGTTGGCGGGAATGATGTCTATCTGGGTACATCTGGAGAGGATAATAAATATCTTTGGATTGTGCAGACCTTGAGCGAAGGAGAATGTGACAGTATAAACACTGCTGGCGGAAATGACCAAGTATGGTTGGGCGATAAGCTTGAAAAAGAATTTGGAAATAAAGTTTGGTATGCATTTCATAATGGTGCGTCAAACCAAGCGGTCGATGCCACTCTTCATGCCGCTTTGGCCGAATGGACTGATCCCCTGAGATATACCTGTTATATTGTTTTTAGGTTAAAGTATAATATGGATTATTTCCAGAATATGCCGAGTCGGCAGGTCGAGCTCAAGGGGCGCAAGCTGTTTGATTTTAGAGATAGTTCAACAGCATGGTCTGATAATCCGGTCCTGGCTTTATACGACTACATTACCAATAACAGATACGGAATGGGGATAAATTCCGCAAAACTGGATATAACCTCATGGACGGCGGCAGCTAATTATTGCGACACAAAGGGCTGGACATTGAATCTGGTTGTAACGAAAGATGAGGCCGCTATCGACACGATAAACAATATAATGGCCCACTTCCGCGGAACATTGGTCTGGTTTGACGGTAAATATTATCTGAGATATGCAGACCTGAATTACGAAAGCTCCTGTATGACTTTAGATGATGAGCATATAGTCCAGGATGTCCAGGGCAGGGCCGCAATCTCCATTTCCCAGCCGTCTAAGTTTAAAAAGCCGGACGGCATGAGGGTTAGATTGATTGACAAAGAAAAAGGATTTGTCACTGACGATTTAATGATAGGAGACGATACCGGAGTAGTCAGGCAATTGGATTTGTTAGGTTGCACTGACAGAGAAATGGCGGCAAATTTAGGGACATATAATTTAGAGCGGTTACGATTAGATCGTACAATTTCAGGCCGCTTTCGGGACGATGCTCTGAAATTAGAACCTCATGATATTATTACTTTGAATTACTCCGCCCTTTCCATATCCTCACAGTTGATGAGAGTGCAGGATGCTAATATATTGCCGGATGGTTTGATTGAATTAGTCATGTCTTATGAGAGCCTGGATTTATATGATGACGATTATGATACGGCTATTGAAGGCGTTTACGCTTGTTCCCTGCCTGATCCAACAGATGAACCGCCTGCTGTGGAAAATGCAAGTATGACGGAAGAAACCTATAATTATAGATTGAGAACTTTCACCAGGCTAAATATTACTTTCGATGTCCCCTCTACTTATGCCTGGTTTGATCATGTGGAGGTTTATCTTTCATATGATAATATAGATTATGAGTATCTCTATAATGTGAACACGGATTTTGCCATAGAAAATGTGGAGGAGGGTCAGGATTATTATGTCAGGCTCAAAGTCGTGTCCATATGGGGAACAAAACAGGCAGATGTAAACGATATCAAATTGCATAATATGGTGAAGGGATATACGAGTGCACCGGATTCTTTGGGTTCTCTGGAGGCGATTGTAAATTCCAATACAATAAATCTTTATTCCGCTAAAGTAAGTGATACAGATGTTGAACTTTATGAGTTCCGTCTTGGTACTTCCTGGGCAGGCGCAATATTTTTAGCGGCTTTGAGAGCTCCAAATTTTTCATTGTATGGAGTGAAACCGGGAAATCACACTTTTATAGCAAATACCCTGTGTAACAACGGGGAGTATGGTGATACCCCCAGATCAAAGGCAGTAACAATGATTGATCCGCCAGATGGCTGGACTGTGCAGAACACGGAAACTTGCGATTATAATGGGGTGGGAACCCATGACAATACAGAGCACACAACATATTTAAGCGATGATTATTTGAAATGCTCTCATACCGCCGATGTCCTGGTCGGGACATATACCTCTCCAATTTATGACCGGGGAACAAGCGGCAGGTATTTGATTTATTGTTCTGCTGATATTGCGGTAACCGGTGCCGGCACCACATGGGATGATCAGCTTCCAAGTCCTACAACCTGGGATCAGGGCGGCGCAAGCACAAAGACCTGGAATGAGATATTTACGTTGAGCGCTGGTCCTTCAGTTGCCATGAAACTGAAATATGGGGATACGAGTCCACCGACAAGTGAAGTGAGAAAATTGGAAATATTATCTGCAATCGCAACCGGGCGATATTTTCAGATGGAAATAACAATTACAGATCCAAATATAAATGTAAATGCTTTGGTGGAGAACTTCACTTTAAAATTTTGTCAGTAGGGGGAATAAAATGGCATGGGATGATGACACTTATGGCGGAGGGCATGTAGCAGCAACCGACTTGCAGCAGATAAAGGATAACTTTGCCGTGCTCAAATCGACATTTAAGGGAACCTCAGCTCCAGCAAATATAGTAGCTGGACAGCTTTGGGTTGATACGACAAATCATATCCTGAAAGTTCGGAACGAAGCAAATTCAGCATGGTTATCTATATGGGATCTTGCGAACGATAAGCCCTGTGGACAGGACTTTACGGACGGTGCATACCTTGATGGGGATAAAATTGATATTGACTGGAATCCGTCAAATTATACGCCGACTGATGTGGCGGAAACTTCTGACGTGAACGACCTTTCGGCGCATCTGAAAGGTTTGGATAATAAGGCAGGAGCCCTTGATTCTGCAATAGGTTCGATTTCACATGACCTTGGAAATATTGAGTCTTATTCCGTTAATTTGGTATCGGCGTCAGATGCAAGTCCAGTGGTGAGTATGACAGGAACAGACTGGGTCACTGTATTAAACCACAGAATCTATATCCCTGCGAATGCAGAAGTTTTAGCTATGGTAGCAAACCTTGTCTCTGAGACACCTGGATATCGAGTCTATGCGAGATTTGTTATTGGTGGGAGCAATAGTTCTACCGTTGATGTGCACGAAAGTTCATATGCCTGGACATCTGAGTCCATTCTTAATGTGTCGGCAAAAAGCGGTTGGTACACAATGGCGATTCAACTGAAAGAGGAGATTGGCAGAGGTGGCGCACACATGAAGGGCTATACAATAGTCTACAAGCAAGCCTAAAAAAATGAAAGCAATAATCCAAGACGACATAATAACAAACATTACCCCAAATGGAGATACCGAAATTGGCTCTCTCCCTAAAGGCGTTGGTCTTGAACGCCTTCGGTGGGATGGAAAAAAGCTGGTTGATTTAGCCGACCTTGCTGAAATCTGGGTTGCGCCGGATATGACCCTGCATGCTATCAAAGTACCGGGTGCCCAGCTTATTGCAATGTCCTACCGGGACCGCAAATCATTGATTAACGAAAATGGGACTATACGCCTCAAGACCTCTGAAGACGTGGCAAACGAGGAAGCCCTGTTAAACAAGAATCGACTCAGGGCAAAACTTAAAAAAGAAATCGGAGATCCACAGGACCAGTTGGCTGATGCGTATAAACTGCTCTGTCTGTTGATTCTGGCTACTAAAACAGACGATGCGGAAGCGGCTAAATTAATGGATGATCTTATCCCCGATATTAAAGGAATATATCAGCTTGAGCGTTTGAAAAACAAACTGCCGGAAACCATAGGCACCCTGAAACACGAAATGACATCGTATTACGATAACCTGCCACTTAGCCGGAAATATGGATCCGATTTTTAAAGCAATAATTGAAGCAACCTAACTCTAACTTGGAGATGTAAAATGGAATCTATGACAACAGCGGAGATAGTCAATTTCGGGATAGGAGCGCTTGTAGTTATTGGAGGTGGTGCTATGGGGATTAAAAGGTTTTTGTTGCCCAACTCAAAAAAGAACGGTAACAGCAGGACTAAGCTGTCAAGCGACGAAAGCAAAGAAGCCATTTCGGAGTTATGGGATAAGAAGACAGACAAGGAAATGTGTGAGGTTATATCTAATAATCTTGCCGAGAAATTAGCTGATGTCAAAGTGGAACAAGTTTATCAACGGAAGCTGATGATTAATATCGCCAGGAGCGTAAATGCTGAGGTGCCGGAATGACAGAGCAGGAATTGAAGGATTTGAAGTATCTATGGCATGCTGTTAGAAACGCAACGACCGCAATAGAGGGTTGCATGAGGGAGGTCAGGCAATACCTTAGATTGATAGAGACAGCCGTTACAGCCTATTCGGAGGAACTACTTGATGAACACGGTATGGATAAAACAGGGAGTGAAGGGAAGACTAAGCCAACATACCCGTAAAGCTTTTGGGCATGTAGCTAAATTATATTTCAGTCATAATTTAGATTTCTTTGTTACTTCGCTAATGGAAGGGAATCATAGCCCTGGGAGTTTTCATTACGACGGGAAAGCCTTCGATTTTAAGAGGCAGGGAATGCTTAAAGAGTTTATTAAGAATGCTGTTGGAAAGGGTTTTGACGTAGTAGAATATGATGATGAACGAGACATTTTTCATGTGGAGTATGACCCGAAATAATACATAGAAACAACTTATTTAAGAATAGAATAATGCAGGGATTAACAGATGACTGCTCCCGCTTGGCCAAATCTAATCCTGGGCACGTCCTGATACGACACCGCAGGATTCAGGTATCAGGAGTCAGATGAGAAGGGGAATCAACCCTATCATAAAAGGAGAGGAAGTTAAGCTCACCCTGCATTTCTTAGAGGGATGAACAAATGGATTTCATTAGCAGATTGGTTAAGTTAGAGCAGTTCGGGGAGATATTAGCCCCACCTTCTTTCTTTCTTCTTCCGCAGGAGCGCCTTGATGAATACGGTTGAGGTCCTGGGAAAATAGGGGACTGGTTAGTCCCTGACACCTTATGGGGGCAGAATGTGGTTAAAGCCTGCCAAGTGCATGACTTCATGTATGAAATAGGGGGAGACCGGGAAGATAAGATATTTGCTGACAGGCTATTCCTGTTTAACATGATTTCAATCGTAGAGAAAGAGGATAACCTTTTTGATGAACCAGCTTTGTACCGTGCCATAACTTATTACATAGCAGTTAGTAGGGGCGGGGACAGCTCTTTTGGTAACGAGGATTGACATGAAACTTACAGACTATGATGACAAGGACTTGGTAATTGTGGCAGTATTTTCAATCTGCATAATAGCTATATTGGCGCCACTTACTTCAGAAGCAAGTGGAGTAATCGAGAAAGCCTTATATGTGCTGGCAGGAATAGCTATGGGGCGGAAGAAGGGTTAGTCGGTACTCTTATGGACTGCCTGGTTTTAGTCATTGGCTTCGTCAAATGGATCTATCAAGCCTTCATGGAGGATTTTTAGCTTGATTACTTCATTCACAAGGTCAAGCACGAATTCTTGTGCAAAGTCTGAATCAGGCTTTGACTTCACAAATTCTCGAAACTCTAAAAATTTATCCAAGTTTCACTTCCTCTTTTTAAATTCAAGCAATTTTCTTAGCAAATCTGCCCGTCCGAATGCATGGCTTTGGTTAAGCGGCATTCTTTATTCGTCTAAAGACTCGTAAATTTCCTCAAATCTTTTTGCTAATTTCTTTGCTTTTTGTACTGTGTATGGCTCATCCTCATCAGTAAGATATCCGCCAATCGTTGCAACATCTTTGATGACATCAATAGGAGTTGTTGCAACGTCTATCGTCTCTTGTAATATTTTACCAAAAAATCCCATAATTTGGGTCCTCCCTTAGATAATAACGGTTAAGTTAAGCAGGCGGTTTTCCGCTTGCAATGACTTATTGTAATGCGATGCCTATTATTGCTCCTATAAAAACACCCAAAAGAAAAAGAACACATCTTATACCTCTGCCAATATTATATTCAAATAATGGTGGGCTCAACAAGGAGTTTTCTAATTTTTCAATATCTGCCGTATCAAACACTCGTTGCCCATTTTGTTCCCAGCAAACCTTTCCTTTATAATCTGATTTTGACCAACCCATAATTTAAATTCCTCAAGCATTATAACAGTTGATTAGCAACGGTTAAAATAACCAGCAGGCGCGGCTTTATGCGCCTGTCTGGTTTATTGATTGGTTATGCCAGTTCAAATTCTCCCGGCAATTCCTGGCGGGCCTTGATTTTCTTGCGCACTATCCACCAGAATTTAATAATGGACCAGATAAGAGACTGCCCGAGACACAAGCCTTCGCTGTTCCATGCTGCCGTTTCCCAAGTACATTGGCGCTTGGTTGGGAATCGTGCCTGGATTTCGATTATCCAACTTCTTGACGCTTTCCCACAGTTCAAATATTCAATCTTATACTTCATTGTGTGCTCCTTTCTGGTTGTTGCATAACGATTTAGTTAAGCGGTGCGATTAGAACCATCGCCAATACAGTCCCAACATTTACCGTGAGACAGATGCCCACCACAATGGGGACAGTACTCCGTTTGAACGGCTTGTTCGGAGGTGCCGTTGTCAACCAGCACCCACTTTAACGCAGCGACCCAACCACGCTCATAATCACCAGCACATTCATAAAGTACAGCTCTTGTTGATAAGTTCAAACTTTCCGCCTCAAGCCTATTTTTTATATCTAATTCTTTTCTCATAATTACCTCTACCTCCCAAATGGCCTTTCCCTTTTTGATTATAAATTGTTACTGACACATCACATGCCTCCTTCCTTCAGGCCATGTGTTTTCCATTTGCTCACCTCGCTGGTTGGTCATATGCGTCTATGTAAAACAGGGTCATGTTTCTCTAAGTCTAAGTCACACAATTTTGCCCATTCTTTGACTTCGTTTGTCCAATCAATCTCGTAAGTTGATCCGGCTGGATCATAGTCAATACATCTGTCACTTACTCTATTTGTGTTCAATATTGCAGTCCGTAATGCTTCTTTAAGAATTTCAATCTCGGTCAATTTTGTTCCCAAAATAACCTCCTATTTCGCCAACTTTTTAATGCCGTGTTTCATTCATTACGTGTATTTCAACCATCTTCCTCCAAAGCATAACGTAGCTGATCAGCCGCCAAAGTTACCGAGGCCGGCTGGATAGCCCTTATGTGCTTCATGGTGAGGGGCAAGGTAATAGCGGCGCGACCGCATCTTGTTCCCAGGTACAGGACTCCCAAACAACAGTGACCGGTTTTCTTGTAAGTTTGTCGTTCCCCAGTCCGACATTTGCCAGTACGGCATTTGCCACCCCCCCATCAAGCACATAACGCCCTAATCAGCCGCTCTACTTTTTAGAGTCGGCTGGATTGAGCTTGTTAGTCCTTTACTGTGCATATAGGATTGGCGTGACCCGACGCCTTCGTTT